GAAGGACGAGGAATAATCTCATGGCTGTATTTCTAAATAACAATGTAGGTGTGAAGATTAACTCAGTCGATCTTTCAGACCATGTCACAGCAGTAACAATCAACCGCGTATTCGATGAGCTAGAAGTTACCGCAATGGGTGACTCATCACACAAGTTCGTTAAGGGTCTAGAGTCATCTACTGTGACAATCGACTTCCTAAATGACACAGCATCTGCCAATGTATTGGCAACACTACAGGCTGCATGGGGAACAACAGTCACAGCTGTATTCCTACAGACAAAGGGAACAGCAGTCTCAGCGACTAACCCTCTGTACACAGTCTCATTGCTAGTCAATAACACAACAGACATCAACGGTGCTGTTGGCGATATCGGCACACAGAGCATTACCTTTACTGCTAACTCAACAGTTGCAGTAGCCACAACAGGTACATTCTAAATAAACTATAAAGGGGCAAACTCATGGCAAAACTAAAGATAGTTCGTACAGATGGAAGCGTGTTAGAAGGCGAGATCACTCCAGCCGTGGAGTACTCGTTCGAGCAATACGCGAAAAAGGGCTTCCACAAGGCTTTCCGCGATGAAGAAAAGCAAAGCGATGTCTATTGGTTAGCATGGGAAGTAACACGAAGATCAGGTGAGTCTGTTAAGCCTTTCGGGATTGACTTCATCGAGACACTCAAAAGTGTTGAGGTGCTTGACTCAGACCCTTTAGCTTAAAGCGCGATCTACCTTTCACCTACCTAATCGCTAGGCTTAGCATTAGGTTAGGGATCGCGCCCCAGCAGTTGATAGATCTAGACAAGACAATGCTCGATGCACTTGTGCAAGGGCTTAAAGATGAAACGAAAGAGGTGAGCGATGCCAGCAAGCGTAAAGGGCGCGGTCGCCCTTAGAAAGTCTTTACGCAAGTTTAGTCCAGATCTTGCCAAGGCTTTACCTAAAGAAGTCGCAGCAGCTCTTAAGCCAATTACTAAGGCCGCTAAAGGTTATCTTCCAGATGACAACCAAGTGCTGAGCGGATGGTTAGCCCGTGAAGGTTCACAGGGTCGCTTCCCTAGTTACAATGCACGGATTGTTAAATCAGGCATCGGTTATAAGACCACACCTTCTAAACCTAATCGCAGAGGCTTTAGATCTCTTGCTCGCGTATTTAACAAAAGTGCCGCTGGAGCAATTTATGAGACTATGGGGCGCAAGACACCGACAAGTCGCTTTGTGCAAAACCAGCAGGGCAAGTACGGCTCTGAGATGAAGGGTCGCGACAAGATGGAAGGTCGCGCATTGTTCCGTGCCTATGAAGAAAACAACGGCAAAGCGAGAGAAGCTGTACTTGAGGCAATTAAGAATGCAGCTGACAAACTAAACGCGAGAGCAAAGGTGTAAATCATGGCTAATGTAATGATTGATATTGCCGCGGAGTTCACAGGCAATAAAGCCTTTAAGCAAGCAGAGTCATCGACAGACAAACTTACTAAGAATGTTAAGACTCTTGCCAAGACTTTCGGTTTAGCATTTAGCACCACAGCAGTCCTAGCCTATGGCAAGGCTGCGATCAAGGCAGCAGCAGCCGATGAGAAGGCACAAAAACAATTAGCCCTAGCTCTTAGTAATGTGGGTTTAGGCAGAGATGCTGCTTTATCAGAAGAATATATCCAACGCTTACAGAGCGAATTCGGTATTGTTGATGACCTTCTTCGCCCAGCTTACCAGACATTAGCAGTAGCAACAGGCGACACAGTAGAAGCCCAAAGACTTCTTAATCTTTCTTTAGACATTAGTGCTTCGACTGGCAGAGATTTAGCTGCGGTCACAGCAGCATTAAGTCGCGCATACCTAGGCAACAATGCTGCCTTATCCCGTCTTGGCGTAGGTATCTCAAAGGCTGATCTAAAGGCTAAGTCTTTCGAGGACATTACTGACCAGTTACAAACTACATTCGCAGGTTCTGCAACAGCGGCAGCTAATACCTTTCAGGGTTCAATCGACAAACTGGGTGTTGCCGCAGCCAATGTAAGCGAGATCATCGGCACAGGTTTAATTGATGCACTTACCAATCTTGGTGAAGATACAAGTGTCGCAGAATTAGCCACAAACATGGAAAAGACTGCTCTCTATATTGCAGATGTCATTCGTGGCGTGGGAGTGTTAGCAGGTAAGTTAAAGGATCTGCCTATCATTGGCGGCTTTGATGTTGGCATGATCCCAATTCTGGGAACATATTTAACCATCTTGCGTGAAGCAGGCAAACAAGCCCCTGTCCAGAAGTCCGCAGACAATGCACACCTAAAGGCTTTACAGAATAGTTTTACAATCACAAAGAAAACTACCGCACAGAATAAGGCTCTTACTAAAGAGACCACAGAGCAGTTAAAGAATAAGAGACTTCAGAATGCAATCGACAAGGCTAACCTTGCTCTCAATAAGGGCGAAGAAGTCTTTGACATGGACAAAATCCAGATTGCCGCAGCTCTTACTTCTCAGGCTGAAGCATTAGGCAAAGCAACATCAAGTGCAGCGCAGTTACAGGTTGCCAACGATACTGCTCGCCTTAATGTCAAGCGTTCAATTCTTGCCCTAGAAGATGCAATCGCTGCTAAAGATGAGCAAGCGATTATCTCTGCAACCAATAAACTTAATGCAGACTTAAGAGTGCTCAATGCCCTTAGTGGACAAAACGCTAAACTCGTGGACATTAAATCTATCTTGGATAGCCTTAAGCCAGCAGACCTAGTCAATCTAACAAACCTAGATGCTGCCCTTGCTAAGATCCGAGAGATGCTTGAGCTACTGGCTAAGGCCAATACCGCTTCCACAGCTAAGATACCTACAAGCGGTTCACTAGGTTCAGGTATTCCAGCGGGTGACTTCATCGCCCCTATATCCACAGCAGGTGGATCTATCGGGGCTATCCTTGAATATGCAGATGCTGCATCTGCTCGCGCTAACGCCTTTGCTGATCTACTAGATATGCAGAATGCGGCAGATCTTAAAGACCTTATTGCTTATCAGTATTCAGTAGGTGACTTTGGTGGCTATAGCCCAACCATGAATAGCGGTGGCTCTAAAGCTCCAGTCGTTAATGTGTACGCTAACACCATCGCTAACCCAGACGAGCTAACTAACTTGATCCAGAATTCTTTAATTGCATTGAATAAGCGTGGTGACTATATTACGACTGCTGGTTCTCTATGACCAGACCAGTCATCAATGTTGTAATTGACTTCTCCACAGGTGCTACTTTCGGGTATCCATTTATCATTGGTGAGTCTCAGATTGGTGGGCAAGATGTATTCTCAGACTCGCCTACAAGCCTTGTTGTGGATGTGTCCAGCCTTTTAGACTCTGTACAGACTAACCGAGGACGACAGTTATCAGCTGAGCAATTTAATACTGGCACAGCATCCATTCGCATCATAGATCAGAATGGTGACTTTAACCCTCAAAACCCTGCCAGCCCTTATTACACATACCTAAACCCAATGCGCAAGATTACTATTAGTGCAACTTGGGAAGGTGTCAGATACCCTGTGTTTGCTGGGTACATCACAAGCTACACAACTACGACCCCTAAGTTTGAGGGCGATATTGTGTACACCACAGTTACAGCAGTCGATGGCTTTCGCTTATTCCAGAATGCACAATTCTTTGGCGTAGCAGGTGCGGTAGCAGGTGAGACCACAGGCACACGCATCACCAAGATACTTAACAGCATCGGCTGGCCTAACTCCCAGCGAGATATTGACACAGGACTTACTACTTGTCAGGCAGACCCAGCAACCCAGAGAACAGCCCTAGCAGCCCTTCAGACGGTCGCACAGACCGAGTATGGTGCTTTTTATATGGATGGTCAAGGAAGGGCTGTATTTCAGGATAGAACAGTCACAACGACATCTGTGGCGGCCACGCCTACAGTCTTTAATGATAACGGCACAGGCATTGGGTACTTTAATGTTAAGTGGGTCTTTGATGACTCACAGATTTATAACAAGGCAACTGTCACACGCTTAGGCGGTTCAGTCCAGACTGCACAGAATGCAGACTCTATTGCTAAATACTTTACTCACTCATATAACGCCTCTGGTCTGCTCATGGAGACCGATGCCGAGGCTCTTAACTACGCCCTAGCCTTTATAGCATCGCGCCAAGAGACATCAATCCGTGTCGATGAATTGACCCTTGACCTACAACAGGACGGGTACAGCGCAGGAAAGATCGCAGCTTTGAGCTTGGACTTCTTTAGCCCAATCACAATAACCACCACTCAACCTAACTCGACTACCTTAACCAAGACTGTCCAGATCTTTGGTGTAAGTCATCAGATAACTCCAAGCTCGTGGAAAGTCAATTACACCACGGCAGAGCCAATCATCGATGGGTTCATCATAGGATCGGCTGTATCGGGTATCATAGGCACTAGCGTTTTATCATACTAAGGAGTAACAATGCCAACAGGAATGCCAGCAACCACGGGAGATGTCCTATCTTCTACAATGTACAACAGCCTAACTGCCTTTACTGTTGGCACAGCTAACACAGCAGACTACACAGCCATTAGTGATGACCAGTATCAAGTACTAGAGATCATGAACAAAGCAACAGCGATTGCCTTTAAGATCCCGACTAACGCATCTGTGGCTTTCCCTATTGGTACTGTTCTTAATGTTCTTAACATTGGCGCGGGTGTGTGCACAATCTCCGCTGTTACATCTGGCACTACTACAGTCCTTAGCGCAGGTGCAGTAGCTGCATCTCCAACTCTTGCTCAATACAAGTCAGCTGCTTGCATCAAGACTGGCACAGACACATGGTATGTGGTGGGTGGAATTGCTTAATTCATTCGCTGCGATCTTAGACTCAGGCGGTGCTGGCGGGGCTTATGAGTCTATTGCTACTGCTACAGGCACAGGATCATCTGGAACAATAACATTCTCTAGCATCCCTAGCACTTATAAGCACTTGCAGATTAGGTATAGCATTTTGCCTACTACCGCGGCTGGAAGTTTATTTTTGAGAGTCAATGGATTATCAACATCTATTTATACTGAACATCTACTTTACGGCAATGGAACATCAGCGGTGGCAAGTGCAAGAACAGCACAAAGCCGTATCTATTTAGAATCTACAACCATCACCAAAACTACAACAGCACCGAGCGTTGGAATTATAGACTTGCAAAATTACGCTTCAACAACTCAAAACAAAACAGTCAGAAACTTTTATGGAATGGATACAAACGGAACAGGTGAAATCAATGTTTCATCTGGCTTAATAGTAGACACACAAGCAATCGGCTCTTTGATTGTTGGATTAACTAGCACATCTTTTAGCACTTCATCGACTGTCTCACTATACGGAATTAAGGGAGCATAATGCCGACAACATATGAGCCAATCGCTACCACGACTTTAGGTAGTGCAGCAGCTACTATTACATTTAGCACCATCCCTGCAACATATACTGATCTAAGGGTGGCTTTTGTATTTTCAGGTAATGCAGCAGTCAATCCAAGATTTAGATTTAATTCTGATACTGCAAGCAACTACTCACAAACTGCCATTATGGGTGATGGGTCAAGCGCACAATCAACCAGAGGAACATCCCAGACTTTAATTTATACAACTATTTACAACGGTTTAGCATCTGGAGTGCCAGGGTTTTGCACTATTGATATTTTTTCATATGCTGGTTCTACATTTAAGACTTGCCTTTTAACTGGTTCAACTGACAGCAATGGCTCAGGTCAGGTTGAAAGAGATGTCGCTTTGTGGCGTAGCACTTCTGCTATTACACAGATTGATTTAATTAGTGGTTCATCTAACTTCAACATTGGCACAACCGCGACTCTGTATGGGATAAAAAATGCCTAGTACCTACACACTCATCTCATCCAATGTCCTTAGCAGTTCTGCTGCATCTGTTACCTTCTCTGCTATTCCTGGCACTTACACGGATTTAGTGTTGAGGATGAGTACTCGAAGTTCTGTTTCGGGTGATGGCACTGGCCCGATTTACTTTAGATTGAACGGAGACACTGCGAGTAACTATTCAACAACAACTCTAAGCGGTAATGGATCTAGCGCATCAAGTTCTCGTCAATCGTATTCTTATGGACAAGCTGGACAAACTGATTATAATCTTTGGACATCAAATACTTTTGCAAATACAGAATTATACTTTCCAAATTATACAGTTTCTCAAAATAAACCAATTTCTGTTTATGCGGTTGCTGAAAATAACAACACTCAGGCAGCGATAGATGCTCAAGCGGTTTTATGGAGAAACACAGCGGCTATAACAAGTATTGAATTGAGCCAAGTTACCTTCGCAATAGGTTCATCTTTCTATCTATACGGCATCAAAAACTCATAAGGAGCAACAATGACAACAGCAATCGAAATCAACTGCGAGACAGGAATCGTCACTGAACGTCCTTTGACAGCCGAAGAGATCGCAGCAAACGAAGCAGCAGCAGCACAGGCAGAAGCAGACCGCGTAACGGCAGAAGCAGAAGCAGCAGCTAAGGCTGAGGCTAAAGCTGCGCTACTAGCAAAGCTTGGCATCTCTGAAGATGAAGCGAAGCTTCTACTTGGATGAAGGTAAAACTTTCTAAGGCTGCTGTCCAATTAAGAGAGCAGATTGATGACTCGTTCCCAGATCGTGACCGCACATCGGATGGTTGGATCGGTGATACCAGACACGCTGCTCGCAAGTCAGATCATAATCCAGATGAGCAGGGCTGGGTTCGCGCCATTGATGTGGACAAAGATCTATTCAAGGGCGGAAAGCCAGACATCATGGGAGATCTTGCTGATCAGCTTCGTACCTTGTCCAAGTCAAAAGCAGACAAGCGTATTAGTTACCTCATTTACGATGGACGGATCTGCTCGCCTATCTTCAACTGGAGATGGCGCAAGTACACAGGGGCTAACAAGCACACAAAGCACCTTCATGTCTCGTTTAAGAAAGCGGCTGACAATGATGGCTCTTTTTATCAAGTATCTATGTTAGGTGGAGAATAATGAAGATCAAGCATCCTGTATATCTAGCCGCTGGCGCATTCCTTGCAGCTTGGGCATCTAGTAACTTTGAGGCAGATTACCGCGCAATCCTATGGGCTGTGCTATCTGGCGTGTTCGGATATGCGAGTCCAAAAAAGTGACACAGACAGACTTCTTTCAGCTCTACATAGCCACCATCGTGGCTCTCGGTGGTCTCTCAGGCTTTGTCATCACACATCTACTGACAGAGATTAAGCGACTCCATGCGCGTGTCGATGAGATCTATAACATCTTATTAGAGCGATAATTTAATCATGGCAAGAAAAGCAACTAAAGCACTAGAGGATCAGGGCTACTCAAAGTTAGATGCTTACTGCATCGGGCTTTATGAATACTTCTGCTCTCTTAAAAGAGCAGGCTTTGCTGAAGATATTGCGATGTTTATGATTACAGAGCCACAGTCTTATCCTCATTGGATATTGCCCGATCCTGTTTTGCCAGACAAGTACGGCAACTACGAGGACGATGAGGATGACGATTAAGCGCATTGTCGTAGTCTCAGACCTTCAAGTGCCTTATCACGACAGGGTTGCTACTCGTAACCTTGCTTCGTTTATTCAGAAGTTTAAGCCAGACCAAGTAGTGACCATTGGCGATGAGATCGACCTACCCCAGATAAGCAAGTGGGAAGAAGGTCGGATGGGCAGCTACGCCCAGACTTTAGATGATGACCGCAATGAGGCCGTGAACTTATTGTGGGAATTAGGTGTGACAGACTGCATAAGGTCTAATCACACAGATCGACTGTATAACATCATCATGGCTAAAGTGCCAGCTTTCGGTGCATTGCCAGAGCTGCGCTTTGAGAAGTTTATGAAGTTCGATGAGCTAGGCATTACCTTTCACAAGAACCCTATGCCTATCGCGCCTAACTGGATTGCAGTCCACGGAGACCATACACCCATCAAGCCACAAGGCGGGCTATCAGCCCTAGAAGCGGCTCGTAGGCATGGAAAGAATGTCATCTCAGGACATACTCACAGGGCAGGGCGTTCGGCCTTCTCAGAGGCCTCTGGTGGCCGTATAGGGCGTGTTCTGCATGGTGTTGAGGTAGGCAATCTTATGGACTTTAAGCAGGCTCATTACACCAAAGGCTCTGCAAACTGGCAGCAGGCCTTTGCCATCATCTATGTGAACAAAACCAAGGTTCAGGTGGATCTTATTCACATTGAAAAGGACGGCACATTCATCGTAGCTGGCAAGTCCTACGGCAGGCCTAGATAATCGTTATCAATTCGTTACCAGAATGTGCTTGATTAGTCGCACACTTCTGTCACACTAAGTCTGTAGCCAATCAAGGGCATTGGCACAGATAGGAAAAAAGATGAGCTTTGAGATGCCAATGATCGTGTTGCTTCTAGCAGCTAACGCATTGTGGTACTTAGTAGGATGGGCTAAAGGCTTTAACGAAGGCAAGCGTGAAGGCTTGGTCGTAGGCAAGACCTTTCAGCGAGTGACAACCAATGCGCGCTAATGAGATCCTCTTATCAGCAACCGACACGATCCGTGACCGTGGCCTTTCATACGGTCATCCTGCGGATAACCTGCAAGCAACCGCAATGCTGCTCAGCGCATACCTACAAACACCAATTCACGACTATCAAGTGGCAGGGATCATGGTGCTTGTTAAACTTGCACGGACTAATCAATCCGCCCAACACATCGACAACTGGGTGGATCTCTGCTCATATGGCGCACTTGCAGGGCAACTAGCCACGGAGGAAAACGATCTATATGTTTAATCTTTCAGAATACACCACAGTACGCGAACGCGTTATCGAGTTTTGGAAAAGGTATCCGAATGGACGAATTGAGACAGAAATACTTGAATGGTCTGATCACCGTTTTATCGTGGCTGCACGCCTTTATCGAGAAGCCACAGATGAAAAGCCATTCTCGACTGGTCTTGCGAATGAGGTTATTACGGACAAGGGTGTTAATAAGGATTTTGCTTTGGAAAACGGGGCTACTTCGGCAATTGGTATTGCTTGTGGTCATGCGAACATCGGCATCGACAAGCATAAACCAAGCCGGGAAGAAATGACAAAGGTGGTAGCTGCCAAGCCAGTTAAGCCACCTGTCCAAGATGTCAAGCCAGATGATCAAGACTATTGGACTACGCCAGTCAATGAATACAGAGGTGTGGTAGATGCACCTGTCACACTTGATAAGGCTATGGAGACTATTGCAGCTGTGATGGGTACAGGTGAGGCACTAGAAGCCCCATCATGTAAGCATGGACACATGCAATGGCGTGAAGGTGAGAAGAATGGGAAGCAATGGGGCGGGTACATGTGCTCTGTTGTCAATCATCAAGGTGGAGAAGCTAAGTGTCCTGCACTCTGGTATGTAGTAAACAGCGCAGGGAAATGGCAACCACAGAAGGCGAGAGTGTGATGGGTTACATTGAGATTTATAACATAGACAAAGATGGTGAATGGACTGATCTAGAAGATGTGCCTATGATCACTACTATCAACTGTCAGCTATGCAATGAGCCGACACTAGCTCATGACATCATCATTCCAGCAATCATCACAGATGGTAATTTAGTGGCTGGCACTTGGCAATGTAAGAAGTGTCACGCAGTCAATGGCTAGTCAAGCAAGGAAGCACAGAGGTTTCCGCACAGAGCGCGTAGTAGCACAGTACCTATCGACTGTGTGGCCGGGTGCTACTGTCGGACGGGGCAATGGCAAGGATATTGTGAATGTACCTTTTGATGTTGAAGTCAAAGCAAGATCTGGCTTTCAACCTTTAGCGTACTTAAAGCAATTAAAGGCTCGAACCAACATATCGGGGGAATTGGGGTTCGGGGTTATACGGCTTAACGGACAAGGAGAAGATGTTGCTGAGTATTGCGCCATCATGCGTTTAGCTGATCTCTTGCCATTGCTCGAACTTAAATACGGTCACATTACTAGCGAACCTACAGAGGCAGATATTGACCGCTGTGAAGCCTGTGGGTCTTACATGATAAGGAAGTGTCTTACTTGCCATCCTACGACTATCGATGTCCTCAATGTAATATCCAGAATGAGATTACCCACGGATGGCACGATCGACCAATAATTCCATGTACTTACTGTAATGAGCCTATGGTTAAGGTTATTGCAGCTAATCCAATTCACTTCAAGGGCAAAGGATGGGGCAAAGATGTCTGAAATAAAGGAAAAGATTAAGAATGATGAGTGTTACACGCCACAATGGGTGTTTGATGCAATGGGAGTTCGCTTTGATTTAGATGTAGCATCATCCAATAGCGAAATGATAGTTGTGCCTGCTGACAGGAAATACACAGTCGAGGATGATGGTCTGGCCCTCCCGTGGGAAGGTCGTGTTTGGATGAACCCGCCATTTTCCAAGATTACTCCGTGGATCAATAAATGGCTAGAACATGGCAATGGTATTTGTTTAGTGCCTCTTAGCTCTAATGGTCGTTGGGTCAATCAGTTATGGGAGTCAGAGGCTCATGCCGCTTACTTGCCTGCAAACATGGCGTTTATGACTCGCTCTGGTGAGTTAATCAAACATAGATGGCGTTGCTCAATGTGGGCGATTGGAGAAGAAAATGTTGAAGCTCTCAAAGGTATTGGCAGGACTCGTTACTAAGAGTTATCAACAGCCTGTGGATAACTTTGCACAATACTTTACTTCACGCTTACGACACGCCCATGTTATCCACATGCTTGACAGGGTCAGTATGCTAAGTACGCAGAGCCTCTCAAAGGCTCACCGCGGGCCTCGTAGAGGCATAGCCCGCGGGGTGCTGCTAGCATTTGGGATATCTCTATGCTTAATGCCTAATGCAGGTGGATCTAAACCAATCCAATATGTAAGCTATAAAGAATTCGCTTATCATCAATTAGGTTATAACTTAAAGCAATATAAATGCTTAGCAATACTCTATGGTAAAGAGAGTGCTTGGAAACCAGATGCAGCTAATGGATCTCATTATGGTATTCCTCAAGGAAGAAGTGAATGGCTTAAAGACCAAGATGGATATACACAAGTACAATGGGGACTCAACTATATAGGCGCACGATATGGTGAGCCATGTGTAGCGTTAGATCATTGGAAGGCTAAGGGATGGCATTAGAAGAAGATACTATTAAGTGTCATAGATGTGATGTAGATGTACCAGAGTCAGAAGCATTAGAGGTTCATGCTTGGTGGGTCTGTGGTAATTGTTATGATGAGCTATGAACCAATCGCATAGAGAGCTTGGCACTCAGCGATGGAAAGACCAGCGGCTAAGAGTGTTAAAGCGTGATGGCTATATCTGTGCGTATTGTGGTAACGATGCGACTCAGGTAGACCATGTAATACCACGCAAGGCCGGGGGCAGCCATGATCTGGAGAATTTAGTGGCCTGCTGTGCTCCATGCAACAGCGCGAAGGGCGCGCGGGAAGGCCTTTTTTTAGGTACACGCTCTACCCCCCCTGTCTTTTCAGGCAATACCTCCCCGACACAGTCCGAACCGATGCTGGACAGTCCGTTTAAGACCCGACCTAGTCCGAGTCAATGACAAGTAAGCCCAAAAAGTCCAAAGCCCTACGAGGGGCAACTAAACCAAGGCTTCATAGTCCACTTCTTAAGGGCAAAAACAAGCTGCAAGATGTAAAAGATCTTTGTGAGATTGTCCAGATGCCTTTAATGCCGTGGCAGGAATTCGTGCTCAAAGATATGCTGACTGTGGACAAAAAAGGCAACTGGGTACGCAAGACAAACCTCATATTGGTGGCCAGACAGAATGGAAAGACACATCTGGCGCGTATGCTCATTCTTGCTCACTTGATTAAGTGGAATACCAATGTGCTTATCATGTCCTCAAACAGATCAATGGCTTTAGACACCTTCAGACAAGTAACTCATTTATTGGAGACCAATGACCATCTCAAAGGGTTCGTCAAACAGATCCGACACGCCAATGGAACTGAAAGCATTGAAATGTTATCTGGAGCAAGGCTCGATGTTGTTGCAGCAACTAGAGACGGGTCTCGTGGCCGATCAGTCAATGGATTGCTCTACATTGATGAAGTCCGAGAGATTACAGAAGATGGATTTAGAGCTGCTACTCCTACGACTAGAGCTCATCCAAACTCTCAGACACTTCTTACCTCTAATGCAGGAGATGCATTCTCAACTGTGCTCAATGACTTACGAGAGCGAGCTATCGACTACCCACCAAAGTCTTTCGGCTTCTACGAATACTCAGCCCCGCAGTATTGCAGAATAGACGATCGCAATGCGTGGGCTTTGGCTAATCCTTCTCTGGGGTACACAATTACAGAGGATGCGATCGAGGAAGCGATTGCTACTTCACCGATTGAGAATACGCGTACCGAGACTCTATGCCAATGGATCGACTCCCTAAGCAGCCCGTGGCCTCATGGCATTCTTGAAGAGACTAGCGATAGTGATTTAGTAATGAGTCCAGGTGCTTATACCATCTTCGGCTTTGATGTAAGTCCGAGTCGTAGAAATGGCTCATTAGTCGCTGGCCAATTATTGCCAGACGGCAGGATCGGCATTGGAATTCTAGAGACTTACAGCTCTCAGGTTGCTATCGATGAGCTGAAGATGGCGGCAAGTATAAAGGGCTGGGCTGACATATATAAGCCACGCCTTGTCTGCTACGACAAGTACGCTACTCAGACTATTGCAGATCGCTTGGCCAATTCTGGTGTGATTGTGGAAGATGTCTCAGGCCAGCAATTTTATAAGGCTTGCGGAGACTTACTAGAAGGATTAGTCAATCACCGAGTGGTTCATAACGGCCAAGCCGAACTTATCCAGCAGATGAATAACTGCGCAGCTAAGGTTAATGACTCAGCGTGGCGCATTATCAAGCGTAAGTCAGCAGGTGACATTTCAGCCCCTATCGGTCTGGCGATGGTCGTAACTAAGCTAATGATCCCTCAACCTAAGCCACAAATTTATGGTTAGACACACCCATATCACATTGTCTAATTGCTTGACAAATGCTATAGTTTCTGTCTATGGGTCTATTTCGCAAAACTGAAGCAATCTCTCAAGATAAGCGCTCATCGCTTTTAGCGCAATACGCCCCTTCTATTATGGGAGAAAATCTTAACTCCCTTTATAACTATGTCATGCCGCGAGTTAATCGCAATGAAGCAATGTCTGTTCCATCTGTAGCTCGATGCCGTAATTTACTTTCAGGTGTTATCGGTGGACTTCCACTTAATCTATACCGCAATTCAACAGGTGAAGAATTAGGCAACCCAGTTTGGGTTGATCAACCAGCTCTCAATCAGCCACGCTCTGTAACAATGGCATGGACTGTAGACAGTCTTATGATGTACGGAGTTGCATACTGGCAAGTAACAGAAGTGTATGCAGAAGATGGTCGTCCTTCACGCTTCCAATGGATACCTAATGTTAAAGTAACTTTCACTACAGATCTTTACGGCATGACTGTTACTCAATACTACATTGATGCAGTTGCAGTACCTATGCAGGGTCTTGGTTCACTTGTTACATTCCAAGCATTCGATGAAGGTATTTTAGAGCGCGGATCAGAGACAATTAGAGCTGCAATCGATCTTCGTAAGGCAGCAGTATTAGCAGCATCTACTCCGATGCCTTCAGGTGTACTTCGTAACAATGGTGCAGACCTAGATCCTAAAGAGATTGCCGGTCTATTAGCTGCATGGAAGAATGCGCGCAACAATAGAAGCACAGCTTACTTAACATCTACTCTTGAATATCAACCGACATCATTCTCACCAAAAGACATGATGTACGATGAAGCGCAACAATTCTTGGCGACAGAGATCGCTCGTCTATGCAATATCCCTGCTTATATGCTTTCAGCAGAAGCCAACAATTCAATGACCTATGCCAATGTCCTTGATGAGCGCAAGCAATTCTTCTCGATGAGCCTTTCACCATATGTAAATGCTATTCAGGACAGGCTCTCAATGGATGACATTACTGCTCGCGGTAATTCTGTTCGCTTTGATGTGGACTCATCATTCTTGGCGACTGAGCCAATGGAAAGATTGTTAGTAATTGAAAAGATGTTATCTCTAGGCCTTATTACAGTTGAGCAAGCTATGGAGATGGAAGATTTAACACCCAACGGAAGCGAAGGAATAGCCTAATGGAAAATCAGGTCATCACCTTCTCGTCTGGACTAATTGCCAATGTTGAGGAAAGACTTATCTCAGGCAAGATCGTTCCAGCGGGAACAGGCGAAGTGGGTAACACTTCAGCAGGTAAGGTTGTATTCGAGAAGGGCGCAATCGCACTTCCAGAAGATCCTAAAACTGTCAAGTTACTTAACCAGCATGACACACGCCAGCCACTAGGCAAGGCGACAGTATTTACAGAGCAAGAAGATGGCATCTACGCATCATTCAAGGTCTCACGATCTAATCGTGGTACAGAAGCTCTTATTCTTGCAGAAGAAGGATTACAAAGCGGCCTTTCAGTAGGCGTAGAAGTAATTAAGTCAAAGCAGAAAGGCAATGTGATGTTCGTATCCGCTGCCAAGTTGCTAGAAGTTTCATTAGTGACAGAGCCAGCATTTAAGTCTGCTCAGGTCATTGATGTAGCGGCTGAGGAAGTTCCAGAGGTCGTAGAAGAAAACACAACAGAAAGCGAGACAGCTGTGGAGAATACTCCAGAGACAGTTGCAGCACCAGCAGTAGAAGCAGCAGCGGTTGAAGCTGCTCGCCCAGCTGTAGTGACCGCGACTACATTCGTGCGCGAGCGCGTAGCACCAATCACATCAGCACAATACCTAGAAGCAAACATCAAGGCTGCTTTGGGTGATGATGACTCACGCAGAATTGTTCGTGCTGCTGATGACTCAACATCAACAAACACAGGTTTGACACTTGCACCACACCTAAACACATTTATCACAGACACCTTCACAGGCCGTCCAGCATTCGAAGCAGCAACACGCGCAGCACTTATTGCTGAAGGCATGAGCTTCACAGTTCCACGCCTTTACACAAACGCTACTTCAGCAGATGTTGCTCCAACAGTTGCAGACACAAACGAAGGTGCAGCACCATCTGAGACAGGCATGACAAGCGCGTACGATACGGTTTCGATTAACAAGTTCAGTGGACTCCAGAGAGTGAGTTTTGAGCTCGTAGATCGCAGCCAGCCAGCATTCATGGAAATCATGATGACTGAACTGCGCAAGGCATACGAGAAGGCTACAGATGCAGCACTTCTAGCAGCATTCATTGCAGATGGAACAACAGCAGCAACAACAGCAGCAACAGCAGCTGGATTGCAGTCATTCATCTCAGTAGAAGGCGCAGCAGCTTACAAGGGTACAGGCGGAGACTTTGCTAACAAGTTAGTCGCATCGACTGACCAATGGGCAGCAATTACAGGATACGCAGACACAACAGGTCGCGCACTCTACTCAGCACAAGGTGCAACATACAACGCAGCAGGTAACGCAGTAGCTACATCTGTTCGCGGTAATGTTCTCGGTACTGACTTGATCGTGGATCACAACATCTCAGCATCAGGCGTAGTTGATAACTCAGCATTCCTAGTTGCACCATCTTCAGTCTATGTCTGGGAGTCACCACAGACACAGCTTCGTGTCAATGTATTGACAACAGGCGAAATCGAAATCAACCTTTACGGATACCTAGCAATTTACCTTGCTAAGTCAGGTAAGGGCGTTCGCAAGTTCAACCTAACTTAATAGGTTACTAAGTCGCTCTGAGGGAGTAGTAGCCCTCTACTCCCTCAGAGTCTTTAGAAAGGAAATCATGGCACTCACAACAGTCGCAGAACTCCGATCAACACTCGGAGTCGGTACGCTGTACCCAGATGCCACCTTACAAGAAGTCTGTGATGCTACGGATGCAGTTCTACTGCCTATGCTCTGGACTAACAACACATATAACATTGCACATAGCAACACAGCCACTACTGGTACTCTTTACTTTGAGGACAAAGTAGAAAAAGTCTTTTATGTAGGTCAAACTGTTGTTATCGCTGGCAATGGCTCAAAGCACAACGGATCTAAGACTCTCACTGGAGTAGGCGATTACAGCATCACTTACAACATCACAGGCAATAACAACACGCCAGCAGTAGAGCATCCAGTACAACCTTTCGGCACAGTCTCAGCAGATACTTATGTGGACTGGGCTTTAGATGCAGCAATTCAGCAAGCAGCTTTAATGATATCTGTCGAGATCTGGCAAGCGCGTACTGCAACCCTTTCAGGCAGTAACGCTGTCGATTTCCAGCCAAGCCCTTATCGAATGAGCGCACAGCTTCTCGCTAAGGTGCGAGGATTGATCGCTCACGCGCTATCGCCTAACTCAATGGTGGGCTGATGCCAGTTGCAGTCACTACCCTTCGCACCACATTAGCCACCGCTCTAGTCGATAACGCTAAGTGGCAGACCTTCGCATTTCCACCTGCGACAGTCCTTGCTAACTCTGTGATCGTGTCTCCAGATGATCCTTACTTAACGCCTAGCAACAATCAGCACATAACTATTAGCCCAATGGCTAATTTCAAGATCATTATGACTGTTCCTCTATTCGACAATGAAGGCAACCTTAACGGCATTGAAGATACAGTCTGTGGCGTGTTCGCTAAGCTCGCAGCATCATCTTTGACCTATAATGTAAGCGCAATAAGCGCACCAAGTATTCTCAATGCTGCAAGCGGTGAATTGCTCAGCTGCGAGATGTCCGTATCAATCCTAACGAGTTGGAGTTAAGCATGTCCGATTGGGAAAAAGAGAATGAAGCCTTTCTGATCAAGATCGGACAGGTTGTACCAACACCATCAAAGCCAGTAACTACGAAGAAGGACGAGGAATAATCTCATGGCTGTATTTCTAAATAACAATGTAGGTGTGAAGATTAACTCAGTCGATCTTTCAGACCATGTCACAGCAGTAACAATCAACCGCGTATTCGATGAGCTAGAA